TGCGAGCAAGTGTCACTTCACCTGCGTTGCGGTGGACGTTGTCGAGGGCATGGCGACCTTTTCGCTGTTCAGTACGCACGGGAAGTTGTATGGAACCTTTGTCGGTGTCACTGAGGGTGCCGACATGGCCGACATTAGCGGAACAGGCACGTTGAGCGTGTCGTAAGCATGTTAGAAAGGAGCCCGTCAAGGGGTTTAGAACCGATGTCCAAGGAGAGACTGATGAGAGCGTTCATGATTCTGATGGTTGGCTTGAGCCTCATGCTGACTTCGTGCAGCGAACAGAAAGCACCCGCAGCGCCCGCAGCCGAGGCGACCCGCTTTGACAAGATCGTCATGCACCTTGGCGAGTGCAAGAAAGAGCCAGCCTGCAAGGCAAAGCTCACTGCACCGGGGTCGTTGCTCATGGGCTGCGCTTGGTGGCAGACAGCCTATTGCAGCGCAGCGACCGCTGCCGCTGCCACCGCTTGTGTGGTGACCGAGGGCGAGGCGTGCCTGCCAGCGATTGAACTGGTCAAGAGCATGGGGTGCTGTGATTGTCTGCCCGCCGGGTTCACGCGGGACATGTGCAAAGACCTCCCCTAGTTTGCTTGAAGTAGTGCGTCGGCACTGTAAAGGCTCAGATGGAGCTTGAGTACCCTTCCAACGCTGCCGAATCTTTCCACGCCCCTGCCCGACCCGCCGGAAGAAGGATGAAGAAGAGACCCGGACCCAAGCACAAGCGACCGACCCCGCAGCGCGTTCTCTACACCCCAGACCGCTGCTGGCGGCACCGAGACTGCCCTCGAGACTGCCCCGACTGCCGCAAAGAGGCGCAGGAGGAGAAGAAGGTCTTCCACCTGTGGGACGCCCGCAGGGAGAAGCACGAGGGGGTGTGGTATGCCAAGTGTGCGGACCACGAGGCATGGGTCCCGCAAGGAGAGCCCTGCCCAGGCGAACGGCAGTCGCTGATCAAAACCATCAAGGTCTGGAACGGGATGGAGCGCAAGCGTGAAAGAGCGGCTCGACGAGATTAAGACCGCTTTCGACGGTCTCCAATTCCCCAACGATGCAGTCCGCAGCCTCGCCAATATGGCTGTGGAGAGGCTCGAAACAGCAGTCGAAGACAAGAAAACGAGGGCTGAAGAAGAGTGGTACGACCGCTGCATGAAGATCGCCATGTCGGCACCGTCCATCTCCCAGGGCGAGAGACACCAGAGAGTCGCTGCTCTGGCAGCGAGGCGCAGAAAACGGGGCACGGAGTGAAGCAAGACATCTTTGAAGAGATCGTCGAAGAGGCTGTGGCAGACGAACTGTCAGTCCTGTCAGATACCGAGTTCGACGAGCAGTACATCCTCCAACTGGCAGAGGACTTCGTCTTCTTCTGCGAGCAGGAGGTCAAGATCGTCGATGCAGACTCCAACGTCATCCCGTTTGTACTCAACCCGCCGCAAGTCCGAGCCACCAGGCACGCCCTGCGCGAGCTCCTCGCAGGCAGACCGCTGCTGATGGTCATCCTCAAACTGCGCCAGGAGGCCGGATTCTCCACCTGGGTTGCCGCTCTCCTGTCTTGGTTGACCATCTTCATGGACAACTACCGGGCCATGGTCATCAGCCACGATGACGACTCCACCGACACCCTGCTTGAGAAGTACACCTTCATGTACTCCAAGATGTCCCCGGACGTGCGCCCGGAGGTGGACCGCTCGGCCCGGAAGCTCGGAGTCCACTACAAGAACGGGTCCTTTGTCCGCATCGCAACCGCCGGCACCTCGGCAGTCGCCGCCAAGAAGGGGCGATCCAAGACCCTGCAAGCCGTCCACTTCTCGGAGGTGGCGTTCTACGCAGCCCCAAAGAAGCTGGTGACAGCTGTTAAATCGGCCATGGGCGCCCGCCTCGGACCCTGGCGCATCATCATCCTTGAATCCTCCCCCTGCGGCAAAGGCGGGTACTTCTACGACGAGTACATGCGTGCGAAGAACGGGGAGAGCGAGTTCAAGGCTTGGTTTGTGCCCTGGCATGCGGTGCCCAAGAACACCATCAAGCCGGCTCCGACAGTTCTGGGGCATTGGCGGAAGTGGCGCAAGCACGGCAGGGCTTCAGACAGGGAAGCCGGCGGGTTCCTTGAGGACAGCAGCAACCGGATCGAGACCTACGACCTGTCCTGCGGGCAATGGCTGTGGTGGTGCTACTGCTACCGGAACGTCTGCGACGGTGACGAAGAGCGCATGCTCCAAGAGTACCCCGACGACGATGTGTCCTGCTTCCTCGCCAGCGGGCGCCAGGTCTTCGCAGCCAAGTTCCTCGCAGCCCAGAACAAGCACCTGTTCCCATCGACCAGGTTCGACCTGTCCGACAAAGGACCGACCATCTTCAAGACCGAGACCGAGGTGGGGCAGTTTGAGGGTTGGCTCGATCCAGAAGAGGGCACCCGCTATATAATAACTGCGGACATCTGCGGCGGCGGGACCGGCGACGACTTCAGTGTCATCACCGCTTGGGCGCGGCGCGGCAGGGCGATCGAGCAATGCGCCGCCTACATCGGCAAGCCAGACCCAGATGAAGTGGGTGTCCTGATGGACATCCTGGGTCGCTTCTACAACAACGCCATCGTCTGCCCGGAGTCCAACACCTACGGCAAGACCACGCTCAAGGAACTCCGCAAACTCAGTTACCCCAACATCTACCGGGAACTGGAGTGGAGCCGCGCTGAAGGCAAGTTGATCAGGAACAAGCTGGGCTGGGAGACCACCGCAAAGACCCGTCCGATGCTGGTCTCGGCGGCCCGCAAAGCCCTGCGGTCGGACTCCACCTCGGTGATCATCCACGACGACAAGCTGGTGACGCAACTCTCCAACTTTGTCTGGGTGGATGGCATGCGGTGCGAGGCGCAGCCAGGCGAGAACGACGACTACGTCTTCTCCTTCATGATCGCATGCGCCCTGCACGATGAGCACTACGATCTGGACTTGCTCTACAACGACGAGAAGCCACGGGAGGAGGGTGCCCCTCCCAAGTGGAGCACGGTATCGGAATTGGTGGATGAAGACTCCGACGAGCACTCGGACGTGGAGTCAGAGTTGCTCGAGCTTGGGTTCTTTTCCTCACCCTGACGGCACCCTTTTGGAGTTAGAACATGGACCCTTTTCACATTGCCCTTGGCATTTGCGTTTTCCTTGTGTACGCTGCCGGGCGGAGAGCTCTCTCGACACAGGCTCGCCAGACTGAGGCAGAACGTCGTGAATGGATTGAAGAAAGAGCCGGTCTCATGAAGCAGGTGGTCAAGGTCGCCCTGTCGAAGACGGTGGGCGAGTACGTTGCGTCTGAGGACGAGACACCTTGTCGGACCTGGCAGGGGGACTCTTTTCACCCCGACGTGGACCCCGATGATCACCCCCTGGGTACCCAGGAGTAGGGCATGGCACCGACCCCATCTGAGCCTTTTCATAACCCATACCTGGCTATAGTGCAGTCCGCTCGGAACCCAGAGGAACTTGCTCACCTCAACTCGCTGGCACGGCAGTTCGCGGCCTTGCATGGTGGTGCGGATGCTTGGCATACCGCTTCAAGGTCTGGTGTCGATAAATACGATGCGATGAAGACGCGTGGTCCAGGCAGCGCAGCGTTCGATGGGTACGCGACTCCGGTTGCCCAGCCGGTTGCTCAGCCGACAGGTCGTCCTGTTGTTACGGGGAAGACCCAGGATTACGCAGCGACACTGCATCGTGGTAAGCCGGTTTCAGAGATGCATATATGGGACAGTTCAACGCCGCGGGAAAAGGGTTCGATCGTGAGGAGTACGGGGGCGGAAAGAATGCCAACATCCATGGCCGGGCCGCCGCAAGTCGCTGGCAGCCCAGACCAAGGCTACGGTGTGCCCGCCACCCCAGCACCCGCAGCCGGACAGTCGCTCGCCAACCCCTACGCCCAGGCTCAAGGACCGCAGAGTCTCGCCGCCGGCAGTCCGGTCGAGCAGATGGTGGGCATGTCCCTGCGCCGAGACCAGCAGGCACCGGCAGGCCCGACCACAGTCGCAGGTGCAGCAGCATCTGCCTCGCGCACCCTCTTGTCCAGGCGGAAAGGTGGAGCCGGCGGCAAAGGCAAGGCTGCCGTTGCCGGGCCGGCTGCCCACAAGGCCAGTCCTTCCTGGCGAGAGCGCATCATGCAGGCTGCCAGCCACGGTGATGTGTACATGCGGAAGATGCACGACGTCCTCATCCGGGCACGTCGGTCTGCCGCAGCCAACCGTGGACAGGGTCTCGCCCCCTTCGTCCCGGTGCGGGACTACAAGCACAACAAGATGATCTTGGTGGTGGACGACGGCACCGACTTCGTCTTCGACATGAACAGCCGCAAGGGTCAGGCGGAGTACAAGAAAGCCCTCGCCCAGGCTGGCTACTCAGGGCAGAAACTGTCCAAGTACGCTGATGCTGCTTCATCCGAGCTCGCCCACATCGCGACCTACGGGGAGAGCGAAGAGCAGGCCAAGGCTGCCCGCCTTGAGGCAGAGCAGTCGATGCAGGCTGGCGTTGCCAACATCAATGACGAGGCAGACCTCAAGACCATGATGGCGCAACTGGCGGAGGTGAACTGATGGCATTGGTCAAGTATCGCCCTCCAGTCGAGACCCCGGACAGCAAGGATTGGAAGGACTACCTCGGAGATGGTCTTGAGATCGGCGGCATGGTCATCGGTGGTGTCATCGGCGGCATGGCCGGCAACGCACCAGGTGCCGTCGCAGGGGCTGGGCTCGGCCATAGCGCAGGTCAGATGGCGGCATCCTTCCTCGAGGATGACCCCACCAAGTCCAAGAAGGAACTCAGGCAGGGTGCCATCGGCCTGTTCAAGGGTGCGCCTGCGATGGTCGCAGCCTATGAAGGTGCCAAGGTGCCAGAACTGCCGGGCGAGGGTTTGT